TTGTATGATGTTGAACAAAAAGCACAAGAGGATATCCTTGACAGTGGGAAAGAAGAGGAGTATAATCCACATGAAGAGAAAACACCTAAAAAATCATTCGCAGGATTTAAATTTAATGAGTAAACAAGTAGATACTGAAAAGTATACTGAGTTTGTAGACGCAGTAACCTCTCAAGAATCAAAGGATTATATTACATTTAATTCTAGATGTTTTGGAATACAATCAGTAGAGAGTGGTGATGGACTTCCTGTTCATCGTTTATTAACTGCTGCTCTTGGTATATGTGCTGAAGGTGGTGAGTTTACTGAAGTAGTAAAGAAGATTGTATTTCAGGGTAAACCAGTTAATGAAGATAATATCTTTCATATGAAGAGAGAACTTGGAGACATCATGTGGTATGTTGCTCAGGCATGTATGGCACTTGATACAGACTTCAATGAGATCATTGAAATGAATGTAGAGAAGTTAAAGGCAAGATATCCTGGTGGAGAGTTTGATGTTCATTATTCAGAAAACAGAAAGGAAGGTGATGTATGAACTACTACGCATTATTAAGTGTTTCAGATAAAACAGGTATTGTAGATTTTGCTGAAGGATTAGTTCGTGCTGGATATCAAATTATATCTAGTGGTGGAACTCATGCTGTTCTTCAGGCAGAAGGTATACCAGTAATGAGGGTGTCTGATTATACTGGTTCACCAGAAATTCTTGATGGTAGAGTAAAAACCTTACATCCAAAGATTCATGGTGGTATTCTTGCTCAACGTGATAATTCTAGTCATGATTTAGATCGTAAGGTAAATCGTATTGAATTGATTGATATTGTTGCTGTCAATTTATATCCTTTCGCAGAAACAGTTGCTAAACCAGATGTCACTCTTGCGGAAGCAATTGAGAATATTGATATTGGTGGACCTAGTATGGTAAGATCAGCAGCAAAGAATTACAAGGATGTTGCCGTCATGACTAATCCTAATCAGTATGGTATTTACTTAGATTCAATCAAAGGTAATATATCAATTAAACCTGAGACTTTGAGAGAACAATTTATGAAAGAAGCATTCAAACATACTGCTGAATATGATGCTGCTATTAGTAAATGGATGGAGGATAATGTATAAAGAAAACATTAAATACATAAGTAGTTGTGAAAACCGCCATCTTGTGGTTCAGTGGACTGGGATATAGAAGTCAAACTGTACGAACTAGAAATGAGTGTAATTATCTATCAAGAACATTGTGAATACCTTGAAAAGGAGAACGATGATTTAAGACAGCAAGTCATTTTTCTTCAACAGCAATTGGAATACAAGACTATGGGAAAACCAGAAACTGAAGATTGATGGAAGAATTTTTAGATAATTTAGTTAAACATTTTAAAAAGCAAAGAATAAAGAGAGGAGATTTATTTGAGAATTTTCTCTCTTTTGTTTATCTATTCTTAAACAATGATAAATATAAGGGAATAAGCTTAGACGTTTTAAACTATATTCTTAGTGAGAAGGATATGGTTATGATGAAACTATCTCAGAAATGAAATCTTTTAAGAATTTTTTAATTGAAACCAGTGCTTCCCAACAAGCATCTAGACTTGGGTTGGAAGGTGATGGTCATGGTGGATGGTATGATAGATCCACTGGAGAATTTATAGCAAAGACTGTAAAGGGAACTTTAAAGTTTTATAATAAGAGACAAGTTGTGGGTATGAGAGATCCTGCACAGTCTGAGCAAGAAAAGAATTATTCAAATCCAAATACTCAAGTTCCACCTGAAGGACAACAAGCACAACCTTCTCCTGAAGAAGCAGAAGCACAAGCAGCAGAAGAAGAAAAACAAGCAGCTATTCAAGATAATCTTCAAAGTCCAGATTTACAAGCAGGTCCTCCACCAGTTCCCAAAACTAGAGGAACGTTAACTCTTGCTTTTGGTAGGTTTAATCCACCACACGCAGGACATGGACAGTTGATGGATATTGCTGCTGAATCAGCAATGGAAACTGAAGGAGATTATATAATTGTTCCTTCTCGTAGTAATGATCCTAAAAAGAATCCATTAGATGCTGATACTAAAGTATCTACTATGAGGAATATGTTTCCAAATCATAGTGAGAAAATTGTAAATGATCCTCAGAACAATACAATTTTTGATGTTCTTAAGAAAGCTCATAATGATGGATATACTAATGTAAGAATTGTTGCTGGAGATGATAGAGTCAAAGAGTTTGATAAGTTATCTCAAAATTATAATGGACAGTTATATGAATTTGAAGGATTAGAAACTATATCTTCTGGTGCAAGAGAAGATGATTCTGAAGGTATGGAAGGATATTCTGCTTCAAGAATGAGATTGGCAGCAATGGAAGGAGATTTTAAATCTTTTTATGCTAATCTTGAACAACAAGTTCGGAATGAAGAAACTGGTGAAGTTGAAATTATTCCTTTAATGAATAAGAAGGCTGCTAAAGATTACTTTATATCTGTTCGCCAAGCAATGGGTGTTGAACAAGTTAAAGAGTGTTGGAACATATGGGAGATTGCTCCTAAAGAAGATAGAGAAAATCTTCGTGAGGCATATATTAATAAGGAAATTTTTGATATTGGCACTAAAGTTGAAAATGTGAATACAGGTTTACTTGGACGTATTATTCGTAGAGGTGCGAATCATTTGATTTGTGTAACAGAAGATAATATAATGTTTAAATCATGGATAAAGGATGTAACTGAAGCAGTAGTAAATGGAACTACTACATCTGGTGTTCCAGCAACTCAAAGAGAAGTCGGAACAGATGCACATCTTAAGTATGTTGCGTCATTGGTACCTGGAAGTAGCTGGGGAATACAATTCATAAATAAATACAAGGTAAGAAAAAGTTAGTGAAGTTTTCCAATGAGTAAAAATATCGTTGAGGAATTACCAGCAAGAAAACATACTCCTGTAGCTGCTCCTGCTGCTGCTAAAAAGGAGGATGGGAAAGCTGATCCAAAGGGTGGTAATACTCAAGAAGCATCTGCTAAGAGAATAAGTCAGGCTGTATATGATATTCGTTATCGTGCTAAAACTGATAAGATTACATTAGAGGCTGCTTATAATTCTTATATGGGAAATAGTAATTTAACTAAAGAAGAAAAGGATATAGTAAAAGAAAGACTGTTCGGTAAAAAAGGTGGCGGTGTGAAGGAACAATTTACTGTTGGTGTAGATGATCTAGCTGGAGATGGAGTTGCTAGTGCATTATATAAGGTATTTGTTGAGAATGAAGAGAAAGAATTAGAATTATCTTATATTAAGCAATTAGATGAATCTGAAGAGAAGAAGTATAAAATAAGAGTTACTGATAATACTGGTAAGGCATATGTTAGATATGCTACTCGTTCTAAGATTACACAACTTCGTTCTAATAGTAATATTAAGTCTGTTGAAATGACAGAGCATGGTGATGTTCTTGCTGGTCAGAAGAAGACTAAAGATTATGATGGAGATGGTAAAGTAGAATCTCCAAGTAAAGAACATGCTGGTGCAGTTCATAATGCTATCCAACGTAAGAAAGGTGGTAAACCTGATGGAAAGGATACTCGTAAAGAAGCATTAAATGATGCATGGGGAAAAACTTTTATTTCTGATGGTACAATTACTACTGAACCAAAAAATAATAAGAAAGTATCTGGTGAAGCAGTAGATAATTATAAGACTGGTGCAGTTAAAGTTGCTCCAACTGATACTTCTGAAGATCCTTCAGTTAAAGCTGCTAGGCGTGGTATCTATGCTTCTTTTGCTCATCAGAAGATGTTAGATACACTTGCTGAGAAAGCAGCATGTAAAAGTAAGAGTAAGAAAAAAGAAGAGTATTCTGAAGCAATAGTTAATACTCCTGAATGTGAGAAAAAGCCTGAAGAAGAAAAGGATATGAGGGGATATTATGCTAAGATTAATGTAATTAAGAATAAGCTTCGTTCTATGGGTGCTAAAAATGCTATGCTTTTAGCAGATCCTGATGAAGTTGAAAAATGTTGGGATAAGAATAAGAAAGATGATTCTGTAAAAGAAGAGAGAACTGCTGCTGATCCTGGAGCACCTGCCAGAATGGGTAGAGGTGCTCCTACTCCAAAAAAAGAAGGTCCAAAAACCCAGAAACCAGTACCATCAAAAGGTGAAGGACCAAAAACAGAAAAGCAAGCACCAAAATCAGAAGCAGGACCAAAAACAAAAAAACCAAGATATAATCCTTTTAAAGATGGTAGAACACCAACCAGTGCCTCACAAACAACTGGTCCATAATGTGCTATAATGAGTGAAGTTATTATTACACCTGATTATGACGGTCTATATGATGACTGGTTCGACCCCCCTATGGAGATTAAAATGAGCTGCAAAAACAGTGAAGATATCGTGATCAACACGAAAGAAGGATTGGAAGTTGTTCCTATTCCTCAAAAAACATTACATGAGATAGCATACGACCTTGCTACAGAATACCCAACGACTATTAGTACTGTTGGTGGATCGGAAGTATTTAATGTCCCAACTTAATGAAAAGTGGGCATCCCTGACTCAAGATGAAAGGGATGAAATGGAAGAAAAGGATCGCAAGGGAAGAATTAAATCCCTTGCGATGAAATATGGTAGAAGAAGAGTAGATGCTGCTCAAAAAGAAGTTGAGACTGATGCTAAGAGAACTGGTAGAAATACTAAAAAAAGACCAATAACTTGGAGAGAATTACAAGGTCGTATTGAGAATAGTAGTAAATTGAAACGTGGTGAAGTTAGAAAGTGGGATAAAGAAAAAGGTAAGTGGGTATCTAATAAAGAAGATGTTAATGAAGAACCCAATTGGAATGATGGAGTGAATGTAAGGTGGAATATAGGTCCTAATAAAAAAGAAGTTTCACTTAACTTGAATGGTACAACTCTTGCCAGTAAGAAAAGTGAGAAATGGACTGGTAAAACAAAACCAAAATCTGCAGTTAATAAAGCATTAATTGATCTTAAGAATACACAAGATCCAGCAAGAAATCTTCCTGGAATGAAATCTGAAGAAAAAAGCCTAAAGGACTTACCTGGTTTAGGTGGAGGTGGTGGTGGAACAAATTCAATTACAGAGAAATCTAAAAGAAAGAAAAATATTTTTAAAACTTATAAACCAACACAAAGGGACTTAGATCAGGAAAAATAAATGGCTAAATAAATTCAGTTTAGCCTAAAATAATGACAAGCATAATTGACCCGAAAAAATATACCAAGACTGTTGACCTATTAAGGTCATTTTTTTTGTCTAAAGGTTTTTATGAAGTCCACACTCAGAATCGTTTAAGTATACTTGCTGCTTGTGAAGACCCAGAAACAGTAGCAACATATGAGTACAATGGTGAGATTTGGCCATTACCTCAAACTGGACAGATGTGGTTAGAGTATGAGTTGCTTAAGAATCCAGAAGCACCAGGTTTCTTTTGTGTTTCTACTTCATATCGTCAAGAACCAAATCCTGTAGAAGGAAGACATGAAGTTATCTTCCCGATGTTTGAGTTTGAGATGCACGGTGGTGTAGATGAACTCAAGAAAATGGAAATTGAATTATGCAAGCATCTTGGATTACCTGAATTGGAAATCGATACTTATGATGGATGGGGTAATATGTTCAACGCAAAAGAACTTGAGCACGAACATGAAGAGAAGATAGGTTATGGTATGATTACAGACTTCCCTGAGTTCACATCTCCTTTCTGGAATATGTCTAGAAATGAGGATGGTAAGACTAGTAGAAAGATTGATGTAATCTTAAATGGTATGGAAACTATTGGTAGTGCGGAACGCAGCACCGATAAGATAAAGATGCGTGATACATTTCATACTATCTCTGATGGTGAATATGCTAACTTACTTTACAAATTATTTGGTAAGGAAAGAGTTGAGAAAGAACTTGATGAGTTCCTTGAGTTTGACTTCTTCCCTAGAAGTGGAGGAGGAATCGGTGTGACACGTATCATGCAAGCAATCCCTGATTAGGGATTCCTTTGTGAGGTGACGAAATTGGTAAACGTGTCAGTCTGTTTAACTGATGTTCCTGGCGGGACTTGAAGGTTCGACTCCTTCCCTCACAGTTTAGGTAACTATATAGTTCAGTTATAATTTAATAGTATGTCAGATTTAGGACTTGATGCTTCACAGGAGACCAGATTGGCAGTGATGCAGTTGAAAATAGAAAGATTGGAAGAGAAGCAAGAAGATTTGCGTGATAGATTAAAGGTTGTAGAGAAGTGGGTCATCGGTGCAGCTGCAGTGTTGGCAGCAGCTACTACGGTCATAGGATTTGCCACTAACATATCTAAGGCGTATCTTTAGTATAAATATTTTTATATTAAAGTATACAAAGGTATAGAAACATGGCACTTTGGGGAAACGTCGATAACGATGCTAGTGAACCCAAGAATTTAGCTTCTGGCGAATTCCAAGGTACTGCTAACAAAGCAATCTATGGTGTAGACGTAACGGAGCAAGGTGTGGCAAACGCTGCTTCTGGTAATGCTCGTAAGTATGCTGCTCCACACGCTGGTTGGGTTGCAGTGAATACATACACTGATATGCACGGTAACACTAGAGTCAAAACTGAAACTCTTGTAGCAATGAGTTCACTAACTGGAGACCAGTCAGACGATACACAATATGCTGATGCTTAATTAACAACGATGTGATATGAGATTTGATGAATT